TATCACAGGAAAACAATCAGTACCAAAAAATAATCACAAGCTTGCTGGTAGGTGAAAAAGACATATCCAAAGTAGTGGCGGATTTATATCTTGAAAAATTAATATTAATGACCGACCGGGAGCAAATGCTTAAGGCCATAAAAGAAATGCAGGAACTTGCCCACGAACTTGAGAACGTAAAGACTATCGGCAATCTCGACAAAGTATTATCTAAGTATGGAATAAAGCGAAAAGTAACAATAAAGCAATAAAGGAAAAATGGAATGGCTATTACTATTACTGCCGCAAATGTGGTTGCCAGGTTAAGAAGTTTAACGACTGTCGACGTACCTGATGCTGTACTCGCTACGCCTGCTTATATTCCAGCTGCCGACGCTTGGGCTTCTCAGATTGTGGGATCTGACACTTTGACAGATAATAAAAGTGCTTTAATCGTTGCGGCCAAAATAGCATTTGTTTGTAAAAGGGTGATAGCCAGCGCACCCGTTGAAAGTTTTGACGTGTCCATTTTGAAAACAAAAGCAGTTACCGCAAATGACAGGCTTGCAATGATGGATATATTAGATATTGAAATAGGTGACTTGCTTACATCTGCCGGTTATACCGAATCGTCATTTTATGTTACCAGCTCAGGTGGTGACGATTACACGGTTGACGGAACGGATAACACGCAGATAGATTATACTGAACCAAACTTGACGGTGTGGCCATGACAAAAAAAGAAAGATTTATGTTATGGTTATTAAGAAATGGTGAAGCCTTTACGATTGCCGATATTAGCGGAACTGTATGCCCGTGTATGGCTTACAGGGCGCAGGGATATTCTGCTCAATATCATATTGATTTTCCACTGGCCGCAAAATGTAACGGAACAGGATTAATAAATACATCTTCCGTAACAGTAAATCTTAAAGGTATTTTTTACGATGCGGTACTTGCGATAAATAGAGTGATAATGTCGGAAGACATGAAAACGGAAATCGGTAAAATCAAAAAGGATGCGGTGATATTAGTTGGCACGGTAAACACCGCAACTAATGCATATTACGATTTATCTACGTTGGTGGAGAGGGAAGATACTTTAACCTGGTCGGGAAATACATACAAAATAAGAAAAGTATACCCGCTTGAAAATGTTGGACAACAGGCATTATTGGAGAGACGATCTTGAACCAGACTTATGTAACAAGTGCAGGATGGAGCAGAAAAGTAAACAGAGTAATACGAACTGTCCACCCCTCTATTGTAAAAATAGTTAAAGAATCGTCCGACGAAGTTTTGAAGGCCACTATTAAGAATGTGTCCGGGCCGGGAATACGTCCGGGAGTTACCCGTGCGGAAAATAATGCTATTGGCCAGATGCCAATCCCAAGACGTACAAAACAACTTATACACTCCATTAAACGATTGGTTATTTATAATTGGTTGCATGCTGTTTTTTCAGATCCGAACATTGCACCACACGGAAAATATGTACACGACGGTACGAGAAGGGCAAGGCCAAGACGGTTTCTTGGTGACGTAATGACAGAAAAAAGCAGGAAAATTTATAGTCAAATTAAAGGCGCGTTTTTAATGGCAATGAGAAAAGAGGGGTTACGTTGATAAGATCAAATAATATAGCAGACATACAAGAATGTTTTGTGCAATTATTTGATGCTTTGACATCTCCGTGGAGTACGTGGGATATAATTAATGGCTGGCCTGATACTGAAATACTAGAAGCGGCATCGAAGGCTTTTGTCTATGTGTTAAATCCGCAAAAATCAGGAAGCCTTTTTAGTCAGGGCGGAACTGCAAGAAATTACTGGAATATTATCACCGGGTTTTGGGTAACCCGAGACAAAGGCGGACTCAACGAGGTGGCAGCATGGCAAGCAGCTATAATTAATTTAATACAGAACCCACAAACAGTACACTCAACTGTTTTTACTGTCGAAATTGGAGGGACGACATTTGCCGACACAACATTAAAAGCGCAAAAAATATCAGTAATTGACATCACCGGACAGAGACCTATAGACACTGGAGACATTCAAGAATTTAGAGCAGAAGCAACCATAAATATAATAGCATAAGGAGCATATAATGTGCCCAACAACTCAACTCGCTCCACCTGATGCCGAAAAACAAGTACTCGGCAGATTTACACTTGCCCGGTTTATTCTTTGCGAGGCAGCAGCAGCTACGCCAGTAGCTAGTACAGACATTGAAGATTTGGTTTCGTGGAGTTCTGGTGATCCAAATGTAAAATTTTCATCTGAATTGTTTTCACAGGGTTCCGGTAATGAATCAACGGTAAACGAAATTGGTCATACGTGGCCTTTAACACTTGATTTCCACAAGGGTGCTGCGTGGGATAGACTTGCGGCCCTTAGGGGTGTTACACTTGGCACAAGCGATGACGCTGGAATGCCAATGGTTAAACAGAACGATTTCCCAGCATTTATACTTGAAATGATCGTCAGGGAACATGACAATAGTACACATCTTGGAAGTGTTATTATTCCAGATTTTATTATTGATTCCATTGCATGGGATCATCCCATGGATGACTCGCTATTTCAAATTAAAGGCCATACTCGTAGAGTGCCAACGGAAACATGTGCTGGATCTGAACTTGTATACGATGTATTTACAGGTGACGCATCTACTACTGATTTTACCCAGTCTGCCTCACCGCTAAATATTACCACAGCCTCAAACTGGAATCATCTTAGTTATGATGATTATTTCTACATCAAAGAGAAAGCGTCAACTGCATCTACCGGCACTTTAAAGAAAACAGGCTACAGCTTATCAGGTGTAACACTTTCAGCTGCTACCGCACCGGCCACCGATACATTAGTACAGACACTATACCTCAAGAAAACATAAATAGGGATAGAGACATGAAGAGTTTAATAAATAAAAGTTCAAAAATCTTTGAGGTTGCGGCTAATAGAGCCTTGACGGGTTTAGTACATGAAACAGTTGAAAAGGTTTTTCCCCCTAACGGTGGGAAAGCATTTGTACAAGCCTGTTACGGTTGCGATGAAACACTAATACCTAGAGATAGATTGTTTATAATGTTCGAATCCGAGAGGGGGGTCGTAAAGGCCCCGCTCTTGAAATCAAATGGAATGTCCGAGCTGTCATTCGAAGAAGCAGTAAACACCGTTAAGCATGGTGCAAATGGATTTTTCAAAAAACTAGACGAAGGAGAAAATGATGAGACCAATTGAAAGAATGAGAAAAGCGCAAGCAGAAAAAAATCTGAAAGTAGAGTTTGAATTTTTAGGTGAACAGGTTATGCTTTCCAGATTTGATATGATTTCAATTCAGGAAGAAATCGCCATTACGCATATTATAAAAAAAGAAGAGTATGCCAAAAGAGGGCTTGACAAAATCAGGCTTGATGAAAAGGCGTGGCGACAACACATAGACACCCGCAAGGCTAAACTTGTGGAGATCGGCAAAACCGCTAAAGAAATAAAAATCATTATCGACGCAGAGGAAGATAAAAAACCAACGTCAGAAGCGGACAGGCTGGCAAGTGAGTTTTCGGCAATGTGTGCATCGCAGGAAATAATTCCAACGTTTTTACAAGATCCCAAAACAGGCGCATTGTTATTTACCACCGACGCTGAAAAGGCAGAAATTGCTAAACTTGTAAAAGGTGATGTCGGCTTGATGACATTACTTTCTGAAAAGTTTATGAAACTAACAACTGCCATGTCAGAAATTGAGGAAGTTGCAAAAAACTGATTAAGGCCGGTTTGCTCCCGGAGTTTAATCTTCGGGTGCAGATCGCTCGTCAATTCGGGCTTTGGCCGTGGGATGAACGAATAACAGAAGCATTAAGTAATGATTACAAGAGGGCAATGTTAATAGCTTCTTTTGAAATCAAAACACCTGAGCAGAGTATAATTGAATTTTTATATAAGGAGTTTCCTGAAATTATAAAAGTGTATTCTGACAGGATAGGAACAGCGGCGTTAGTAGGTGGCACAAATGCGAACAGAGGCACTAAGGCCATAATGAACATGGACGGCTTGTATAAAGATCCAGAAGATGAAACTAATAAACGAATAAGCGGACAGGTATTAGTATTTCCGGGGAGCACAACAAAGGTGATAATGTGATAGGTTTGGGCGGATTCGGCGGACTCGGTGACATAGTTGCTCATATAGGAATAAGTGGCGACAAGCAATTCATTTCTAAAATGCGAGCAATGGATACGCAAACTGCGGCAACTGCCAAGATAATGAATAAGGCTTTAACGGTTTCTTTTCTTGCTGCCACTGCCGCTATAATTGCGTCCTTTACAGCTGCCGCTCAATTTGAATCTTCATTTGCCGGAGTCGTTAAAACCGTTGACGGCCTCGACGATGGTATGGGCAATTTAAATCAAACCGGTAAAGAATTGGCCCAGGGCTTTAGGGATCTATCTTTTGAAATACCCGTAAGCGTAAATGAATTAAACAAGATCGGCGAACTTGGCGGACAGCTTGGGATTGCAAAAGAGGAATTGCTTTCCTTTACTGAAACAATTGCTAAAATAGCCACAACAACAGATCTCACTATTGAAGCCGCCTCAATGGATATGGCGAAGTTTGTCAACGTTACAAAGCAAGTTGCGCCTGCCGGAATGTTAGCATCTGAACAGATTGAACGTATGGGATCTACAATTGTAGAACTTGGTAATAATACAGCCACAACTGAATCGGCAATTTTAGCAATGGCTACACGGATTGCAGGTGTTGGTAATATAATTGGATTAACACAACCAGAGATATTAGGTATTTCAGCTGCCATGTCTGCCGTTGGAATTAACGCCCAGGCCGGTGGAACTGCCATGTCAAGGGCAATGACAATGATGGCCACGGCAGTTGAAATGGGCGGCGGTGAAATTGAACTGTTTGCAGAAGTATCGAAATTATCAGTTGATGAGTTTTCAAGATTGTTTAAAGACGATGCGGCTGCGGCTATTTCTGCATTTTTAGTTGGGCTTGGTGAAATTAAAGAAGACGGTGGAAATACATTTAAAACGATAGACGAATTAGGGTTTTCAAATATTCGCCTACAGACTGCAATGTTAAAAGGCGCAAGCGCAAGTGATTTATTCACTAAATCCTTAGCAATGGCGAAAGCAGAATATGAATTAAATACCGCCCTGAATATTGAGTTCAATAAACGTGCAAGTACTTTAATATCAACGCTGAAAATGTTAGGTAATGTTTTATATGATGCCTTTATTGAAGTTGGTAATAAGTATCTGCCAGCATTAAAAGATTTTTTGAATAACCTAAAGGAAAACCCGGAAGCGATCAGGGATGTTGTAACCAATTTAGTCCCATTGATAGTTAAAATAGGACTGGCTGCGGGTGCAATTAAACTATGGATTTCAGTATCAAAAACATGGATTGCGCTTGGTTTACCGGTCAGCATTCTTGCATTGAAAACGGCATTTGCATCATTGACTACTTTTATAGTGGCTAATACCGCATTGCTTGCACCCTTGGTAATACTATTATTGGCAGCAGGTGCGGCAATGATAGTGGTAAATTTAGCCGCCAATGATGCTTACAAATCAATGGCATTATTAAATGCTGCTATTAAAGTACAGCAGGGGTTAGTAGACGAAAACAGGATGCGTTTAGAGAAAATGGTTGGAATTTATGAAGAGCTTGGCGAGCACGCAGCAGATGACATGGTCAGATTGAATGATGTTGAAATGACAGTAGCCGAAGCAACAGAAAAAATAAACGAACAGCTTGTGCTTATG